AGCGGCCTCAGGCGCTACCCGCTCTCCCACCATGATTCCCCGGCTGCATACCAGTGCTGGAGCCGCCAATGCCATCATGGGCCTGCGGGGTAATCTCTCCACGCAAGCGACCACCATACCTATTGGCAATCCCGCCAATACTACGGACTACACCGCCTTTAGCTACACCCTCCCTGCGGCAACCCTGGGAGTTGAGCCTCTGAGCGGTGGTGTGACAGGGGTGGAGATTGAATTTGGAGGGAATACCGCCAGCAATGCCAACACGAAACGGGCCAGCATCTGGATGGCTGGGACCCGCATTGCGGATACGGGCAATGTCGCCTGGTCCGCCGTTGGCTGGGTCCTGCGGGTACGGGTGTTTCGGACCAGTGATACTCTGGTCTTTTACACCTCCATCATCATGGCCAACAACATCGCCATTCCTGTCTTCCATGGCGCCGTGAGCGTCCCAGCCTTGAGTACCAATACCACGGCCCTGCTAGGGACCGTTGCCTCCCCCGTCAGCGGTGCGGTGAATGATATGGTGGCCTTTAGCTTCACCGTGCAGTACATTGGTTGATCCTGCCCTGACGGGCACTATTCCCACTGCGGCAGGCTCCAGGCGCCAGTGAGCGGATGGCGTTCGAGCAGCATCTCCCGCTTGCTGGCCACCTTCGACTTCTCCAATGCCAGCACCGTGCCGGTCAGGGTCAGCATCGTCCCACACAGCCCGGCAAAGCCCTTGTAGCCGCTGCCGGCATGCACCCCGCGTTGGACCGTACTGCTGGGATGGTGGATCAGCAGGTAATGGGTCTCGTGCATGATGGTGGTGAGCGCTTCCAATACCGCATTCATCGCCGCTTTGGTGTTCAGGTCCCGCTTCGTAATGGCATTGAGGCAATCGAACACCACGAAGCTGAAGGGCTTATGCTTCAGGACCTTGCTGTAGGGGCTGATGGGAGCATACGTGCCCTGGACCAGTTGCTCCAGGTACAGCACGCTGGCCGGGTCATCGAGGCACCCCTGGTCAACCTGACAGTAGCTCCAGGCAGCGCTCTCCGGGGCCAGGTTCTTCACTTGCTTCTGCCACTCGTACAAGCCAGCATCGGCCTGGAGGTACAGGCAGTTCTGCGTGGTAGTGGGCAGACCCAGGAAGGGCTCTCCAGCCTGCAACGCTGCACAGAGCTGAATACACATCATGCTTTTGCCAACTCCTGGGGGTCCCACAAAGTACGTCCAGGCTCCAGGGCTAATCAGTCCCTCCACGATCCAGGCTTCATCCAGGTCCAGCTGCGCCAATGCTTTAAACGGCTCAAGGCGTGGCATGGTTGCTCCCCCGCTTGATCCGAAACGTTGCCGTCAGGCGAATACTCCGGCCCTGGTAGCTCAAGGTCCGCTGGCATATCTCCTTGCATTGGGCGAGGGTAGCCTGCTCCTCAGCCTTGTGGTCCGCTATGGTATAGGGGAAGGCCCATTTCAAGCTGTCGTGCTGGTTGTGAATCAGCCACGAATGCGGAAAGGCCTCTTGTAGCATGATGGCGGTTTCATTGATATAGCTGGCTACAGTTCCCTGGACCACCTGGTTAAAGCCCTCCTTGGCAGTGTGCTGGTCGGAGAGCCAGAACTTCCTGGGGGCTCCATACAGGTTGCGGCTTTCCCTCGCCGCCTTAATCCGAGCCTGCCAGGTGGCTTTACGCTTCTGGATAGCCACCGTGCTCTCCATATAGCGGATAGCCAGGCCTTCAAAGTCGGGGGTGACCGCCTGGCCAGTAGCATCCAGCACCTTATAGCTCTCGATGTGGGGGATCTGCCAGACATAGCCAGGGTTGTACACCAGCCCCTGGTAGTTGCGCTGCGGCTCCCTCGGTTTGTAGTCAGGCCTGGCTGTGTACACATAGGAGAACTGGCTGCCAAAGGTAAAGTTCTTGCCCATCGTCCGCCTGCGGTCATCCTTGCCCTGCCATTGGACCGCTCTCCGCCACGCAGCATCAGCCTGGCTACTGTGCGGGTTGCGCAGATCGCTGGGATAGGGCAGCTGGAACAGATCACAGGCCGTAGGCGTATGGATATCCAGCCCTTCTGCCATAGCGGCTAAGCGCTCAGTCCAGCCGAGGATGAGGCAATAGATCCGGTGCTCGACTGCGTCTAAATCATGCTCGATCCAGAATGTCCCTGGGGCAGGCATGAAGCAATCCCGAGCCGACCAGCACTGGTCTGTCCACTCGTGGTGGTAGGGTGGACAGCCAGCATTGATGCAGGCCTTGGGAAAGTTGGAGATGGGTGGGTCGAGATAGCTCCAGCGTCCGCTGCTCTGCGTGGGCAGAATCGTCGGTCGGACGACTGCCTGGTCCTGCAATGCCGCAAGAAACGTATTCGCAGTGGTGGCCATGCTGGAGTATTCCAGCCGCAGCTGGGCCAGCTTCTGCTGGGTGTCACTATGCCCTGGACTGTCCAGGTACTTTCGCAGCACGTCTCGTGTCACGCTTGGCATGGGTCGTTTCTCCCTCCGGGAAAAGTACGCTGGAGAGCTGCTGGTTGCTCGCCAGATTGAATGCAGGATCGCCAGTCAGGGCCTGCGCCTCCGCCTTCAGCGCTGCAAGCCGTGTGGTGAAGCGGCTGGAAGCCTCCTGGACCCTGGCATGATCGACAGGAATGCCATGCTGCTGGAAGCGGTCCAGCACATGCAACAGGGGCTGACGACGCTGGCGGTACTCCGCATAGGCCTGGGGATCACGCTCAAACTGCCTGCACAGCTCCCGCCACACATCGTTGAGCGTCGTGAAGGCATCGAGCCCGGCATACAGCCACCGCAGCTCAGGTACCTCCCGCAGGTGCTTATGGCGATTGAAGCGTCCGTACTTGCTCAGCATGTAGTCCAGGTTATGCAGCTCTCCAGGCCACAGCACCGCATCAGCCAGCATGCAATCCTCCAGCACGAACTGATCTGTGCCAAACACCGCCCTGAAGTGCGGCAGGTCCACAATGGCATTCTGGGCAATGACCGCCAGGTCCTCTGGCACCTCCAGCGGAAACTCTGTGCCCCACTCAGTGACATCGACGAAGTGGACATGCCCCTCGGTATCGGCCAGGCTCCACTGCTCCAGCTTGCCCAGGCTATCGTATTCCGTGTCAAAGCCGATGACTGGAGGCAGGGCTTTCGGTGGCTCCAGGGTGACATCAGGCAACGCTGCTGGCCAGGTCCCTCGCACCAATGCCCCCAGGCGCCTGAAGTCCCTGAGGGTAGCATGGTAGAGCTGCGTGTCTCGGAACAGCGCTGCAATGTGCAAGGTGGCAAAGATGGTCACACGGTCGCTGCCACTGTAATAGCTCGTGACGCCTGGGATGTACTCCTGCGGAGTCCACAGGGTCGCACTGCCCCTGCCTAAGGCCCAGCCTCGCCAGCTGCCAATGTTGCTCTGGCCGGTCATGGCATAGAGCGCCAGGCTGCCCATGGCGACCACGGTGCGGACGCTGTCAGGCGGATGGAAATGCGCTGCCATGCAGTGCTGGATAGCCTGCCGGAGCATGGGCTGCGTAATGCGCTTGCTCGGATCATGGCCGGTCAGGCTGGGCAGCTCATTCAGGCCATAGGGACGGCATTTGATGACATTGTCCAGGCTGTGTTCCTCCAGGGAGCCCAGCTGGGCCAGTGGCCAGAACTCCCGCCGGAGCCAGTGGCCAGTTGCGCCAATCAGCGGCTGAGGCACACAGGGCTCCGTGATTTCCTGGCCGTAGTGCTTCTCCAGCACCCTGGCGCCGATCTCCTCATTGACGCCAGGATTCTGTCCCAGGACCAGCACGGGGCTGTTGCGGTATCTGCCTGGGACGTAGTACGGACTGAGGGTTTCGAACGGACAGCCTGCACACGAGGCAGGCTTGGGAATAGGGGGCATAGGTGCTCCTTCCAGCGCGAGAAGGGACTGCCGATGCCAGCAGTCCCCCTGCCATGGCTAGGCGTATTTGCGGAGTTGCCGCAGGTAATTCCTCCCGGTCCCTCGGGTAATGTACATCTGATAGAGCGCTGTCTGGAGCCAGGGGATAAGCTCCTGGAGCCCCTCAGGCCAGCGTTCCTTGATGCTGCGGAACAGCTCCAGGCATTTCCCCCAGGTTTCGCTTCGAGGGTCTCCACGGACTTCATCGTACCCCAGGCGCCAATCAGGGCTGAAGCTAAAGGAGAAGGGACCTTTCAGCCTCGTATCGATGGTGGTGGCAATGCCTGAGACGGTAAAGATCATCCTGCCCTGGGGACTCTTATCCCCCTCAGCACACTCCCGATCGTCAAAGACCTGCGTAATGCGGCATTTGCCTTGATGCCACACATACCAGTCATTGGGAAGAAACAGCGCTTCAGCCGCCTTGGCAATTTCCTCCACGGAAATCGGGAAATCCAGCTGCATCTCCGTGGGAGACTGGTGCACCGTGGCAGTGCTTGGCAAATCCTCCTCGATGATGGCTGGGACCTCCTCAGCTGTAAAGAATTCCGTAGCTTTCCGTGCTCGTGGCATGATCGCTCCTGTCAGGTGTTGAGAATGAAGTCACACAGATTGGGCCAGCTCTGATGCACATACGTGGGGACGATATGGTGCAGGCCCTTGACCCCGACATGCTGCACATCGCCTCGGGGCTTGAGTTGCCAGGTGTAATGCTGCCCGGTGGCCACTTCAGCGGCTGTCTCCTTATGCTTGCGGTAGACCGCACAGCTGTCGCACTCCTGGGGATAGCTCAGCCCGGCCCGAATGCTCCAATCGAACTCGCCATTGATGGTATAGCCCATCTGGCCTGGGAACGCTGGCAACCAGACCCGCTGGCCCGTTCGCTGTGCGGTGCGTTTCTCCGCCTCGCTGGCGTTCTCGTCTTCCCCGGCCAGCCGTTCCCAGGCTGTGGCGACAAACAGTGGTGTGTTGCTCATGTAAATTTCCGTCAGGTAATTACGAAACAGCTGGTGGGCATGCCCATACAGCCGTGTGGTATAGTCCCCCTTTTCATCAAATACCTGGCCCTGCAGGTACCGCCCTTTGCTGACGATATCCATGCACAGCTCATAGAACTTGCTCAAGCCATCATAGAAGAACAGCTCATACGCTCCATGCTTGCCTGTGAGAATCTGTCTCGTGATGGCCAATGTCGCCTGATACTTCTCCAGGCTGAGCTGATACCGCTCCAGCAGCGTTGCGGACTCTGCCAATGGCTCAGAGGTAACAATCAGACTGCGTACAGCCTCCGTCTCCATGGGGAGCGATTTCACCCCCTTTTCATCAGGCCCACTGAGGGCAATACAGGGCACATCGACGCTCTGCAGCAGGAACGTCTTGCCGGTATTGGGTCCACCGCTAATCAGGCCTCGGCTGGCCATGCTCCGCGACTGCGGGGACGTAATGCTGACTGGCATACTCCTCCTTTCGGTTGCAGGGTGGCCATGCAGCCGCTATACTAGCTCCACATGACAGTAGTAAGTGTAGTGCACCACTATTCCCCTGTCAAGGAGCAGCCCATGGAGCCCTCTCGATCCCTCTCCCCAGGACGCCGTACCCTCCGTATGGCGGGTCTCAGCCGCAGTGATTTCCAGCTGTTCACCCTCTTGAAGAAGCACTTTGGCTTTGACATGCGGCAGATCGTCATCCTCGGCTTCCGATGGCTGTATGCCAGCTGGCATGAGCCTCGGCTCAGGGCCATGGTCATTGCCCTGGCCCAGGAGATTGTGGCCGAGGACCTCAATGAGGAGGGCCCCCGAGGCACATACAGACCGCTGGATGCGATCACCCAGGACATCCCATCCTAGGCGGACGCAAGTGCTCAGCCTGGAAAGCCAGAGCACTTTCCGCCACATTTTCAAAACTTCCAACGGCCAATGTTCACAATCTCAGGCATTGTTCCCCCTGGGGATTCTGTCACCTTTTATACCAGGACGAACAGGCCCTAGAGCCAGGTGGTGAGAATAGGAATAGTTTGAACAGCCCTAATGAGGTAGTGCTCTTGATAGTCCCAGTGCCCTGGTGGACTCCTTCCCAGTTGGAGGCTCCCTCTGCACCATCCATCGATCCAGGGTAGTGCATATATATACCTCTCGCATACGAGACGTAATATATATACCCCAATGCCCCTGCAGCAGCCCTGGACCATGCCCCATGGCTGCCCTAAGCCATTGAGAATGCAGCGCCTGGAGAATACTTGCAGGGGAAGGCTGCCCAGCCCTTGACAGGCTCACAGCAGTAGGTATACTGTTATACAGATGCTGTAGCACAGTTGCTATGGCCAGTACTAACGGGCCGAGTGCCCAGACAGGAGAATGCTCCATGACCCACCAGGAACGCACCACCATTTGCACCGCTGAATATGACCGCCATGCCGTTGCGGCTGCCATTGCCGCAGTGAATGCCGCGTTGCCCAAGCGCTACACCCTGCTCGGCTACATCCACAATGAGCCATGCCAAGCCTGTGATGACGCGACTGACGGTGCCTTTCTGCTCCGGGACTGGCTGGCACCAACGGGACATGCAGTGCATCTGTACCTCTGTGACCTCTGCTGTGACCGCTGGATTGATGCCGTCGAGGAGATGTAGCCATGCTGGAAACGCCAGGCTTCGCCACGACCCTTAACCGCATCAATGCCCTGTGTGCTGAGCGGCACTGGTACTTTCGCCTGGAGGTCCAGCGGGTCGATACGACCCAGTGGATTCCAGGCCTCTGCTGGCCCTATGCCGTGCCTCCACGCCAGGTGCCGTGCTCTATCCTTCCCTACAGCTCCGAAGAGGTACAGGGCTGGCTGTGGGGCTTTGAAATGGCACTCGGGCTCATGCCCTGGACTGCCTCAACCACCAGGGAGAACAAGTAATGCCGCAGAATAGGCCATTGCAGACACGAGAAGGCATCAAGGTTCAATCGACAGACCTAACCCATAGAATCACCCTCGCCCAGTTGAAAAGTGCGTATGTGGACCTCTCAGGGCAGCTCTACGGGCATATTCCGGCGGAGCAACGATTGCGGAGAGCGATGGAGATGCTCTGCTACGACAGGCAGTACACGTTCCTCCAGGAGAGCGATGGGACCTACACGGTCACTGGCCCCAATGCCGCCTATACCGTCACCGCCACGGACTGTAGCTGCCCGGATAGCGAGGTCCTGTGCAAGCATCGCCTGGCCATTCGCCTGTTCCAGATGGCCCAACGGAGATACGTATGAACCGCTTTGACATTGTGGAAGCCCATTACTGGTGGAATACGGACCACCACACAGGCCAGTGGAGCCGGGAGTACAGGCGGCTCTGTCGCATGAGGGCGTACTTTACTCCTGGCCACTCGACCAGCACAGCGAGCCTCATTGGGACCCCAGCGGGGGATATTTACGATGCCCTGTGTGACAGCGCAGGCTGCATCCATGCACGTCTTGCAGAGGAGGAGACGGAATGACCACCTACCATGTGGAGCTGAGCTACAACCACGGCCGCAGTGGCTTCCTGAGCAGCGATGCCACCCTGGAGCAGGCCCTTGCCACTGGCATGTGGCACCTGACGTACTACCGGGATGAACTGGGCTATGCGATTGATTACGCAGTCATTGCGCCACGCTGCTCGCTCTGCAATGGGCTCGGCAAAGTGCGGAAATGTCGCCATAAACGCCATGCCTTTGTCATGGAAAAATGCTATAAACCCTGCCCTGTGTGCCATGGCATCGCCCCAGCACCCTGCTACGTGTTGGACATCCCCTGCACTGCAGCGCAGCCACAGGAGCCGACCCATGCCTGACCATCCCGATGGCATCTATGGCAACGCTGCCTGCCGCCAGCTGGCCCAGGATCTTTGGCGGACCATGCTGGCTCAGCACTATGACCTGTCCCCTGACCCACAGACCCCGGACCCCCGGGAGCAGGTCCTGGAGGCCCTGAGAGCCTGGCAGGCTCTCCATGGCAGCCTGCCCACTGCCAAGCAATTGCTTCGGCAGGTGAAAGGCCTGCCCAGTTTGACCACGATTCAACGCTACTGGCCCACACTCAAGGCCTGTTACCTGGAGGTTTAACCCATGGACCAATGCACCTTTGCCTATACCTTCCCACTGGCCCCTGTCCCACCAGTCCCTCAGGCTGACCAGCCTTCCTGGCAAGCCTACATCAACGCTGAAGACTACAAGCAAGCCGAGCAGGACCATGCTGCCATCCTGGACAGGCTGCCACGGTTGCTCAGCAAAGCGGCCGCAGTGCAGCGCAAGCGCCTCAGCACCATCCAGGCCGAGATACGCCAGGAAGCCGCCCAGATTGCCCACCACGAGCGCAGTCGGTGGGCTCCCTACCGACGCCACGGCCAGACTGCTGCGGCCTGGGTTCGGCAGACTGGCCGTTTCACCCATGACGACCAGACCATCCCCTTGAGCCAGTGGTGGGTCTACTGGCTTGCCCCGGAACGGAGGTAAGGACGAGACACTGTTTCACCTTAAAGGCTTTACACCTGCAGAAGAAGCATTGATCTATAAGTGCATAACGGAGGAGAGCTAACACTATGTCTCGAAAAGATTATATTGTCATTGCTGACGTTTTGAAGACTGTGCATGAGACTATCGTTACTATTAAGGAACACCGTGGTGTTGTTGTGCCTGCTACACATGTTTTACAGGCAGTAGCAGAAGGGTTAGCTGAGCACCTTGTGTCTAATAACATAGAGGTTGATATTGCAACGTTCTTAGCTGCTACTGGTCTGTACGCTACAGACTAGTCACAGGCAGTTGCACCTGAGAGGAGGTAAGACCGTATGACACTCGATGCGTTGTTGACGCTTGTCGAGCATCGCTGCTCGTATTACTGCCAAGACGGCTATCATGCGATCGAAACGAACAGTGAGGCTAACGCCTCTGCGGAGGCGATGTGCGACTACATGCGTATGGTGTGCAAGGAGCACCATAATCTGACAGTGGATGTGCAGGCACTCCCTGCTCGTGAAGCCGACTCTGCAGTGTTCTGTGCAAAAATCGATCAAGGCAACGCAGCAATAGAGCGCTGGTACAGCGGAAAAGCCCCTGAGGGGATGTCTATGCATTATCCCAAACTGTGGATAGTGCTTGTTAGAGAGGCGGTAACGCCATGACCACAGACGAGCAGATCCGCCGTCTTGCTGCGGTGGTGCAGTACACCATGGCCCAGCTGCCGGAATGCAGCCCAGCCGCCCAGCAGCAGCTTGCCACGGCTGCCATGTTCCAGATCCTGCACCTGTGCCCCTTTACTGGCCTGGCAGTGCCCATGGTCAGCCTGGATGGGACGCCAGGGACTGGCTCCGTGGCTATTGGCTTGCAATAAGGAGATACCATCATGACCTCGACCGATTTGCTGCATGGCTGGTCCCTGGACCAGGATAGCGAGAGTGTGACGCTGTATGGTCCGGGTGGATCTTTCTACATTACCCTCTGCCCCTTCATCCCCAGTCGTCTGACCAGACACCAGGATGCAGGCCTGTTCACGCCAACGCTGCTGTCCTGGTCGTATCCGCTGGAGGAGGGTGTCGAGTTGCAGTATAGCTCCACCAGCATGACTGACTCCGCTGTCACCCCACTGTACCTGCTCCATGTGGGCACGTCTGTGACATGGCATCTCCCCCCTGAGACGGGGAGACGCTTTGCTGCCTGGTGTAGCGCTCAGAAGGCGCAGGCTGCCTGAACCCGACACAGGACAGTAGCATCTCTGGTGGCTATGAGGTCAAGGGCTTCGCGAGTTCGGCTTCGCCTCACCCTTGACCTCGCCACCGTCGATGCTGTGGTGAAGGTGTCGGCTCCAGAGCAGCGTCCGGCTTGTCTCACCACGCAGCTATGGCTCGCTACGCTTCGCTTCGCTGTGGCAGCTGGGCCATGCCAGGGCGAGCAATGGTGCTGGCAATGGTGCTGGACTGGCCTGGATTCCCCAGGAAGGAGATGGACCTATGAAGACTATTACTGAGAGCTGGGATGCTGCTGGCCATTGGTTGCCCCATGGCTGGGTCGACAGGGAGGAGGGCTCGTAGTGGAACTCATTGGCATGCTGCTGGTACTGTGGCTGATGGTCCGAGTGGTGCGGTCAGCCTGGGGTGTCATGCAGCCGAAGGAATTACCTGGCAAGGGCTACGCATTGGAGGATATCATGGCATTACATTTCAAGGATGAAGCCGCATTCAGGATGTGGCAGTTGCAGATGCAGGCCGACCCCAGGGTGCAGGCTGCGCTGGCAGGAGATGGGCCTTCCAGGCCTGTCCAGGCTGTGCAGGCGGAAAAGCCCTTGCAGGGGGGTGGGAAGGATGGTAGACTGCAGGCCTTTACGCCGTTGAGGCAGGCTGAGCATAGGCCGTCTCAGGCTGGTACACTGTGGCATGGCAGTGAGCAGTTGTGGTCTGCTCCGTCTCCGGTGCCTGCGTCGAGCAGGGCTCCATGGTGGGCCTGGGTGCTTCTGATGCAGGGGGTCGTTGGTTTGCTGCTGCTGCTGGCGGTCTTTGGGGCGTTGCAGTAGGGTGGACCCCATATGGATATAGCCCTGAGGAGGCTCATGGGGTAAGGGCTTCCTGGGGCAAAGGGGTGGGAAAGCAAGGAAGGAAGCGGGGATGATGGAGGGTGGAGTGAGGAGACCCAGCATCTACGCGGATTTCCCGAGATGCACACAGCCAGAATAGGAGCAGGAGGAGGCATACAGGAGTTAAAGCAGTAGGAGGTATAAGACGTAATATATATAGGGATGTATGGAGAGAGAGAAGGAGAGGGCATACAGCTCCTTCTGAACTTCAGACGACTCCGCACGAAGCTCCAGTCCCAGTCTTTCCAGGCCTACCACCGAGTTTTCCACAGGCTTTCCCTCAGTATTCAAGCCATTTCTGGCCCTGGATGATCCTGTCCAGACTGCTCTATGCATTCCTGTCAGACATGAATAAGGATTGCAGAGGCCATGCTGGACGAGCTATGCCTGCATCCCCAGGACTGCTGTATACCTGTCAGACAGGAAGGGGGGTATCCCTGCAGCTCCAGCAGTGCGGCTCGACTGTGGCAGTGTAGAACTGTATGCTCTCGGACTGATTGCTCTACTGCTGCTGGGATGAGGGCGAGTTGGACTGGGCTGGTGTGGTCCTGGGCTGGAGGCTCATGGCTCGGGGTCCTGGCCAGGGTGTCAGGCTGAGCCAGGGAACCCATGCAGGTGCAGGGTATCCCCCTCACCCCCTAGTACCATACACCCAGAGAGCCACATGCCACGCCTTCACCCCCTGGCCTGCTCTACCCAACCACGCTCTCGCTCGCAGTGTCGGCCAGGATCCTGATGCACCAGTGCTGGCAACCCCACTGTGGAGCCTTGCTGCCCTGGAGGCGCATGGGCTGGGGGTCCTCCCTGGGTGCTGAGGCTGTCCAGGGAACCCATGGCAGCAGGGGTATCCCCCCTCTCCCCCTAGTACCAAACACTGCCCAAGGCACCACCAACCTCCTGCTCTGTCCGCTTCATGCCCTGGTCCTCCAGGCGTCCTGAGAGTCGCAGGTCCTGGCTGCTGGAGCTGCATGGAATGATGGGCTGGAAGAGCGCTGCTGAGTCCTGCTATGGGATGCAGGCAGCAGCAGTCAATCCAGCCATCCCTGCTCCTGCAAGCAATCTGCGTGAAGTGAGCTGGCATGGGATGCAGGGGTGCAGAGCAGCCTGGGAGACCTGGCAGAGGAGGTCCAGGCCAGCAGGGGACCTCGATCAAGGGAGGCGGAGCATCCAGGCCCATCCACGAGCCAGGAGATGCCACAGCAGGACCAGTACAGCACAGAGCAGTATGGCTAGGAGTAGTGAGACATGGAGCAGGACTGCAAGGATTATCGCAGCAGATACCAGACCACCCATAGCAGGCTTCCCAGCAGCAGGGCTACGGCGAACAGGTGCCAGAGGCCATTACCGCTGGGGCTGGACAGCATGCAGGCTCCTCCGTCTGGGTAAACAGTCCTGCCAGGTACTGCTGGACCTCGGTGTAGATGGCCAGCTGCTCAATGGGCAGTTTGCGCAGCAGGAGCAACAGGGCATCAGCCTGCGCCAGGGTGAGGGTAATCGCCTCAGACCGCATGGCTGCTCCAGATGGCGGAGAGATCGATTGGCTCCAGGCTCATGTAGCCAATGGTCTGCTGGCCTTCACAGACCCGGAGGAGGTGCAGGCGGTCCAGCAGCACCGTCAGGATGCCCAGCTGGCGTTGGCGCATCTGGTGATAGGCCGAGCTGCGGATGCCCAGGCTGAGCAGCTTCTGGGCCAGGCTGCCTGGATGGCCATCGCGGATTTCCTCCAGGATGGCCAGCCTGAGGGTCTCGGGGGCATAGAAATACGCCACCGTGCTTTCAACATCGAGTGCAGTGGGCATAGCGTTGTCCTTCCTGGGAGCATGCGACAGGACAATACTACACTATCTGAAGGAGACGTGCAACCATGCCCTGGTCCAGCGCTCCTAGGGAGGGGACCTGTCCTGCTTCAGGCGGTCCAGCAGGTCATCCAGTCGGGCCTGGATAGCCTCCTGGCGGGCTTCTTGCCTGGCCTGGGCCGTATCGAGGCTACGGAGCTGCTGGTGGAGCGTACTATCCGCCTGTTGCAGGGCAGTGACCGCTTGCACCAGCGGGGTGAGCGTGGTCTGGAGCTGGACGCTGAGGACTTCGTTCTGCCTGGTGCGATCATCCAGGCTCATCATCCGAGCCAGGGGAATCCCCGCCAGCAGGACGACCAGGCTGCCGATGACCCCCAGCACCCACAGCCCCAGGCGTTGCATGGGTCAGGCCTGCGCAGAGGCATCGGGCTCCTGAGCACGGAGCGTCTGGAGGAGTTGCTGGGCAAAGCGCTTCACCACAGGAGGAGCGAGTACCACCGCAGCCACGCTCTCCCCACTCTGTTCATCCGTGAACAGAAATTGCACCTGCAAGTCGCTAAACTCCCCAGGGAGCATCTGCGCAATCACGAAGCTATTGTTGAGGATCATACCACCTTTCTGCTGCGTCTGCGCTGTGTGGCAGGATGCAGCCCCTCCTGGTCTTTCCAGCTCCGCAGGTTGCTGAGGGTGGCCAGGCTATTGCCATGGAACACATACTCCCGCAGGTAGTGGTACAGGGGGCTGTCCAGCTGGACTGGCCCATCATCCGGCATGAGGGTCTTAGCAATCGCGGTCTGCAGGATGGAGCCCAGCAGCTCCTCCGTGATAATCCGCCGAACGGTCCGCCGGAAGCCAGCCCGCTGTCCAGCCGAGAGGCCCAGCCACACCCCCAGCATCTTGCCCTGCAAGTGGGGGCTTTTCATAAACATGCGCTCGATACGGTCCACACAGCAACAGACGCCAGGGCTGAGGGGCTTGTCCATATGCCCATAGGCAGCAGGGGGCTTATCTCGATCCATACGCAGGCTCCTGAAATGCCCCGGTGGGAGAGCGACCATCCCACCAGGGCAAAGGGCACACAGTGCACTGGCTCCAAGCCATGGCACCAGGGGGACTATACACCAGGCCACACCCAGCATGCAACGGAGCACATCAGCCCGCCTTGATCACCCGAATCGGCACCAGGCTGTGGCGTTCCTGGGCATCGCTCTGGGCTCGGAGCCTGACTGCAAGCGCCTGAGCCTGTTCCAGCGTCAGCCCCGTCTGGACCACCCGCTGCTCGTGCACCCACCACGTCACGGTGTACATGGCGCATTCCCCCCACTGGGAGCCACAAAGCCCGCTGCATGCTTGTGCCCTCCTCCACCATAGGCCTGGGCAATAACGCTGACATCGACATCGCCAGTACTGCGGAGACTCCACTGCCGCTGGTCATCGTTGCGGTCAAAGTACAGGGCCACGAAGGCAGCATCGACCGAGGGCAGGAGCGATTCACACAGCCATTCCCCCAGCTCCGACAGCAGACAAGTGGCATTGACCACCACACAGGGCTGTCCAGCCAGCATGCCATAGTGCCACCGGGCCCCTTGAGCCGCCACCAGCCCATCCACATAGCGGGCAATAGCACTCCCTTCCATCTTCAGCCGCTCCAGCTCCGTCATGGCCTTCCGCCAGACGGGGAAGGTCCGAGGGAGGCTCCACAGGGCCAGGCTGACTTCCCGGCTCTTGTGCAACTGCCATTTCCAGAGGTCTCGATCCCGGAGGTACTTGTAGAACAGGGGCATCGTCTGCTCCAGGTCAGCCGCTCCAGTGTGCCGATGCAGGTACTTCCAGACCAGGGTGGCTCCGCATTCGTGCTGGTCGAACACCACCTCCAGCCCCGCTCGCTGGGGAAGTCCTGCAAGAGCGGCTTCTGCGGTGGCATGATGGTCCAGCACTGTCAGGCTGGCATGGGTCTCAGCCAGCGTCAGGGTGGTGTCCAGGTCGTAGCTGAAGTCGAACAGGAGCACCCCATGGCTGGCAGGGATAGCCGGTGGAGGCTGGCCATACTGCACGGGGAGATAGGTGCAATCAGCGTCCCCCCACTTCAGCCAGTAGGCCAGAGCCGCTCCAAAGCCGTCAGGGCAATTGGCATGGTACAATATGGTACGACGCATACAGGACCTTTCTAGCGATGGGACAGGATGGTAGTAATGTCAGCGAGCTGTGATGGATACCACAGGTAGCTCTCCACGGTCTCCACATGCCCCAGCATCTCCAGCCACCTGGCCTGAGCTGCGGTGGGCTTTCTGGAACCAACCTTGAGTTCTGTTAGGACCAGCCTGTGCCCATTGCAGCAGGCCAAATCCGGCCATCCTTCTTCACTGCGCTGAGAGTTGTAGGGATGGTAGGTCAGCCAGCCATGCTGGTGCGCAATGCTCCGTACCTGCGCCAGGAAGGCTGCTTCCCGGAGTACGCCCTGGGACGCTGGAGCAGGCAGCTGGCGAGAGCAGTAGACAGCGTATTCAGCCTCGGTCCAGTGCATGGGATCTGTTCTCCTTTACCTTATATATATGCAGCAGGAGAGCCTATGCTCCCCATGCCTCCAGGAACGCACGAATGAAGAGCGCTGCTACTTGCGGTACGAGGCTATTGCCATAGCCGCACAATCGTCCCACGCGAGCGTGGTTTATGTATCGCACAGGCCATACTTGCTTTCGCACGCACTGGGCTGGAGCACAAACATGAGTCGTCTCCCGCCGTGCGCCGTGTGTGCCCACTGCACAACATCGTCAATCCAATTGATCGGAGATCCTGGAACCATCGGTGCGAAGAAGGTGCGGCCAACTCGCTGCTCCCATGCACGCACTTTGTCAATTATGGCAGGGAATCGTGTCGCCCAATTGAGGATATCTGCTTTATTACTATTGATACACGGTGCACACCCAACGCGATTAAACCCTAATGTATACAGTGGGTTAATAGGCTCTCCAGCTTGCCGGAGTACGGCAAACACTTCAGGTTTTGTCCAGCATCGGACTGGATAGTGCAACAGACAGTTGAAATAGGTATCCCACGTACTGTCTGGTGTATTGGCGCGCACAGCGAACTCATCGCACCGCACACCGATATAGCGTTCATAGGCGACATGCTTGGATGTAAGCATCGTGTCTATCCACCGTTTTTGTGGGAGCAGTTTCAGATGCCTGGTACAAAACTGGGCTTTACGGGAGGGAAATCGGTTCTGAATATACGCCAGCGTGTCGAACGTGAGGGGATCAGTCTCCTGAAACTTCTGCCTGCGGTCCCGTGTCCCCCCTGGTCGTGTCCCTCGACTGCCCATGTCCTGAATTTGAGCGGACACCGTGACCACGGGAAAGATTGTGCGGGAGTACTCCGCGATAAATTCGGTAGTCATCGGATGCTCATTGCCACCGGCATCGGAATTGAGAAGGATAATCTCTTCAGCGGGGAACCTCTGCCGTACCCACCATGCGCATGCCTGGCTATCCGCCCCTCCTGAAAAGCTGACAAGGCGCAGTACTGTGCTGCTCGTTTCCGCCCGAGCAATTTTGTCTCTCGCATCACTATCCTCGTTAGTCGTCTGGAGCATACAATCCGTTCTCCTGTTGTCCGGCAGAGCGAAATGGTGGCCAGAGCTGTGCCAGCCAGTGGCAGATGAAGGCGTCGTTGAAGTAGCGACGAATGCTCATGCCAGAAGTATACTACACTTACGCTAGCATTGCCAGAGCCGGATGCAGCCCGGAGCTGTCCCCCCGGTATGTGCCCTGGGAGCTGGAGCAGTATGGTCCCTTCCTGGGGCATGGAGGCCAGCAGGGGGTTGTCTGGTTATGGCAACCGACCTCCGTACCAAGTTGTCCCCCGATCTTTAACCTCGGGACCAACGCATGCTTTTTCTCTGGAGAGATGGTTGCCGCTTTTTCTCCGGAGCCGATACACCCCACGCAGCATCGGAGCAGTCGCGGTCAAGGGTGAGGCGTAGCGTAGCGAAGCCGAATTCACGTAGCCCTTGACCGCATAGACTGCGGAGATGCTATGCTCCCGTATCGGTCCGGGGAAACAGCGAGAAGGGGCAGTGCCTCCAGGGTGCAGCGTAGGTTGCAGTCCCATCAGTGCAGAACTCCATCGCTGCGACACACAGCCCATCCTGGTGCCATTGCAGCATGAGGGTCCTGTGTGGGGTCGTGCAGAGGGTCATGACGCTGTCGTACTGCTGGGCATCTCGGCTGAGACGCCTGCCATAGCGGTCTAAGAAGGCCTCACAGCCTGCTAGGGCTCCTGGCAGTACCGGCGGGTCTGCACTGCGGACAAGCTGGGTGAGACTGGCTGCAAGGCTGGTCATAGCGGTGCTCCTCGCTGGTGGGGTGGAGTGGCATGGCTGAGCTGTCCCAGCAGGATGCCCAGCAGGGCCCAGAACTGCCGGGCTTCAGGGGTGCTGAAGCTGAGGCTCATGCCCTGCCTGGTGCAGGTGTACTGGTCGATCTCGGCCGTATAGGCAATGTGGCCTGCAAGCGTATGTGTCTCCGGGTCAATCCAGCATTCCAGGCGGTCTGGTGTGTGCATCGGTCTTACCCTGTGCTATACTCGGCTGTGGATAACTATACACTATCTGTAGCAGAGGTGCAATCGTGGAAGATGTCATTGGCTATATTAACCGATTGCGGACAGGATGCGTGGTGTATCGAGGCACCAAGAGCCTCAGGCAGATGGCAGCAGAGATGGAGGTGGGAGAACGGATGCTCGCTCGGTTCCTCCGTGGAGGGTATCTCGGCTTAGGTCACTTAGCTCGTATTGAGGTGTGGCTGGAACGGTATGGAGTCATGCCTGCAACTCATACGGAAAGTACTGAGACTGGTACGAAAAGTGTTCCACTAGGGAAAAATATGAGTACGAGTTCTGAAGGGCTGTAACTTGCTGTATTGCAAGGAGTTATTTTTTGCTTGACAAATGGAAAAATCGTGCTACACTTAACGCGCAGCGCCAGGGGGGGGGTAAAGGGGCAGCGAGGCAGCAGGCTGGAGGAGGAGGGTCTGGGGGTCTGGAGCAGGAGGAGGGGTCCTGGGGGGTAAAGGAGGGTCTGGGAACCAGAAGGGGGTATGCAGTCCAGTAGCTGGAGTATGGGGTTAGCCGGAGTCTACGTCGTGTTGGTCTGCTGAAGGCGAGGAAAGACGCTGGATGCATGGGGAGTAAAATGAACGTTTGTGCCCCCCTCTCAAGCAAACTGGGCGTTTTCTTGAGGATCTACGGAGGGAGGGACTGTGGTTGAAGGAGATCTGTGGGGGTTAAGGGGGTTTAGGGGTTTAAGGGGGAGTGCAGAGGGGGGATACAGTGCAGCAGGCAGGGGTACCCGGTGGAGACCGGCTGCAGCGGAGGATCACAGCGCAAGCACCGTTGCGTCTGGCGATGCAGCGCAAGCAGGACGCTCTGGGCTGGACGTTGCGGCAAGTGGCACAGCACCTTGGGCTGAGCTTCTGGAGCGTGAGCAGGTTCGACAGGCGGGAAGGGGGCTTAGGGCTGCGGTCACGGCTGCGGTTGCAGGAGTGGCTCGGGGAGAGCATCGAGGGCTCTGAGCGAAGCGCCTGGGTGCATGTGCGTAGTGCTGCGCCGCTGGATACAGCGACAGGGCAGAAGCTGCTCGATGTTGCAGGACGGCTGCAGGGTTCTACCGGGGTGGATATGCCTGTGCGGCGGGCATTGGGACTGCGGGAGGCGGGTATGGAGGCAATGGCTGGGGCCTTCCGGGCTGAGTTGGGGCTCACGGAGGATGATGCTCTGGACCCGCTGCGGATTGCTGTCGATGGCGTTGAGGTGGTGGAGGAGGCTGTGGGCTCGGGGGTCTGGGCGCTTATGGCTGTGCCGATCGATGCGGAGCACTGGGTGGTGGTACGGAATGCGGAGTATCGCTACCTGTACGGAGCAAAGCAGGCGTTTCTTGAAGAACTGTGGCATATTCTGTTGTGTCATAAGCTGCGGCGGGTGGTGAAGAGTGCTCCAGGGGTCTATAGCCGTGATTTTGGTCAACAGGCTGACTTCGAGGTATGGTATCTGGCCTTAGCAACGCTGCTCCCAGCAGGGCGAGTGATGGACACTGCAGGAGAGATCGCTCTAGCCAAGCACTATGGGGTCACTCCGCCTCAGGTGGTGGAACGGCGGCAATGTCTGGAGGTCTGGCCCGTGGTGGGGAGGAAGGTGCGGCTGTGCTGAGACCTGTAAGGCGTGCTGAGCGGAGAGCCCAGCTGTGGGATATCCAGGAGGTGGCGAAGCTGATGCCGGTCTGCCTGGTGCCCAGCTGTGAGCAGGAGGGCACTCGCCACTTGCTGCCGCATCAGGCAGAGATTGCGGAGTACATGCTGTGTGGGGAGGAGAACTACGTCTACTGGCAGGGGGGTGTAGGCTCGGCCAAGACGCTGCTGGTAGCGGCGGTGGTGGTCCACATGAGCCTGCATATTCCTGGTATCCAGGCCATTTGCTTCAGGAAGGACTTTGGTCTCAATCATGAGACATTGTTCGGGGCGGTGAGAATGGCCGTGGATGCGGCCTACGAGCAGGGCATGCTGGGGGCTCTGACGGCGAAGGCCTATATCGCCTGTTGGACGGTCAAGATCGCTGGAGGGCATACCATCTGCCACCTGCCCAATGGCTCGGTCATTCGGGCGGGAGAGACCAAGAACTGGTCTCGCTACATGGGGCCGACCTATGACGTGATTGCGGTCTCGGATGCGATGGAGAACCACGACTTTGGCGAGATATTCCATGGCACAGGGGTGGTGGGAGGCCTGCAATCCCGGCTCCGTGGCCAGCGCAGTGCCTTCTGTCGCATGGCGGATGGGTCCATACGGGATATGCGGCGGTTTCTTATTGAGACCAACCCTCCGCCTCGGGTGAATGAGCTGCATGAAATCTTTGGTCGAGAGCCTGGAGTGCGGGTGTTAGCGTATACTGAGCCTCGGAATATCACCTACCGTCATATCCAGACGACTTCGGTGCAGAATACCCACAATCCGCCCTCCTATCTGGCTGAAATCTCCAGCCAGCACCCTAATCGAGACGACATTCGCCGTATTCTGGAGGGCCGGACAGTTCCGTACTACGGAGGTGTTCGCGTCATTGAAAGCTTTCACGCTGAAGTCCATGTGGATCGCTTTACGGTCGATGACGCCTTGCCGCTGTTTGTGGGCATTGACCCAGGCTATCAGCATCCAGCGGTGGTGATCTCCCAGATCCGCCGGTGTGCCTATGGGGAGGAGCACTGGATTACCCTGAGCGAGATCAGCAACCTGTTCAATGTGACCACCTGGGAGCTGGCGGAGCTGGCCAATGGCGATAGTATGGGGATCTTGCGGCATTTAGGGCTGTACTATCCAGCCCATTTCGATTATACGTTATACCAGCAGGTGAAAGCCCGACAGCAGCCAGGCTCCAGTGTCCTCCAGGGCCATTTTCAGCAGGTGCATTTCTGTATCGACAGGGCTGGCAATAGCACCTCGCGGCTGAACAAGGACCGCCAGGGTGATGCGGGGGTGCTGGCCCGAGACTTTGGTATTGTGACTCGGAGTCGAGCCAATCTGCGGCTGCAAGTCACCCTCGATAAGGTCCGTGAGCTGCACAAGGAGCTGTGTGCGTGTGCAGTACCACGGCGGATGGTGGACCAGAAGTGCCAGCTGCTGATTGATGCCTACAGCGGGGGCTATCGCTTTAAAAAGCGCCGGGATGGCTCGCATTCCGAGGAACCTGTAGGGGACCACCTGTACGAGGACATTGCCGATGCAGACCGCTATGCCCTGTGCAACTTCTTCTGGCGCAAGAACGCTCCAATAGTCACCTACAACGGCATTACGCTGCGTGAGGATGCCTGGGAGACCTGGTAGTGGCAACCGAGCAAGAACTGCTGGACATGCTGCTGGGGCCCCTGTATGGGATTACCCAGCGTCGGCGCTATGTCGAGCAGGGTTGGTTGCTGAATTACCGTGGCTACCAGGGCGTTCCGTTGCCTACCGGCGTCCAGCCCCTGTTGGATGGCTCAGCCCGCTACTTCGTGCCGCATGCCAGACGGGTCATTGAGCGCAATGTGGCCAGGCGGACCAAGCTGCTCATGCCCGTGACCGACTGGTTCGAGACCCTCCCCCTGGATGATGTCTCCTCCGTCAGCGCTGAGGCAGTCCATGCCCTGATGCGCTATGTCTATGAGAAAAAGCTCCAGACCCGCCGGGTGATCTCCAGTCTCTGCCGCTGTCTCCAACTCTACAATTTCGCAGTGCTGCATACTGGCGTCCGTGTCGCTGGTAATGAAGTCTGGCCCTACCAACGGGCTGTAGACCCCTTCAGCTTCTACGTATTTCCCGATACTGCCACCTGCCGTGAGGAAGCCTCGCTCATTTTCGAGACCTGCATCGTGCCATTTGCGGTATATGACAGCTTTGTGGACCATGAGCAGCCTGCGGAATCGCTGTATGTGCCATTGCGGGTCGCAGATCTGAGCCGCCCGGTGTGGCCTTACCACATGGTCGAGCGGCTGGCCTACAAGGGCCTGAGCATGCCAGACGACATTATCCGTGGAGGCTCGGAACGGACTATACGGCGTCGAGAGGGGCAGATCCGCAGGCAGACACAGCAGACCTTGCAGGATCAGTCCAGCAGCTTTGTGCAGCTCAGCAAGGTGAATTTCCGCCAGGGGGCGAAGTGGTACTTTGCGGTCATTGCCCACAACCTGGAGGAGCCTCGGCTGGTGCGCTTTGATGAGGAGTACGAATGGCCGATGTACCAGTGGGCCTGTAGTCGGCCTATCCCTGGGGAGCTGTACATGCCAGGCGAAATGGACGACATGCGGGTGCTGCAACAGCTGACGAACAGTGCGCTCAGCCAGATCGAGAGCAACCGGGAGCGGGTTGCTGACCCTCCCATGGCCATGGATACCAGCCTGGTGGACCGCTTGGAGAACTTCACCTTTGAAAACAGGAAGATCTGGAAGGTGAATGGCGATCCTAATGCGATCTTCAAGGACATTCCGACGGGGGATGTTGGCCAGGGTGGCTTACGGGCTTTCCAGGTCTACCTGAATTTGCTCAATGCGGTCTCAGGGGGAGCCCAGGTGAACGAAGGCGAACCCGGCCGCAATATGCCCCGCAGCGGTGCCATTGGGGGGAGCCTCCTGAATCTGGCCATGGCGGACCAGGAATACGCCGCCAATGTGGAGGAGGAGGAGCTGCTCACCCCGGGGCTGGCGGATGTGTACCACATGCTGGTGACGGTGGTGCCTCCCAGCCAGATCTTTCGCATCCCTGGTCGAGGCCGGGATGCCTTGCGGGTGCTGTCTCAGGCAGAGGCGCTGGGGGAGTACTCCTTCCTGTGGCAGGGCAACCTGGCTTACGAGAGCACCCAGGAACGGGCTGCGAAGCTGATGCAGTTCGCTGGCATGCTGCTTCAGCCAGCCCTGATGCAGGAGCTGGCCTATGAGCTGGGCATGATGGGGCAGAAGATCGACTTTGCACAGCTGTTCAAGATGGTCTATACCTATGGCCTGGGAGAGCGCGGTCTGGGGGAGATCGTGGCAGACATGTCGCCCCAGGAGCGGCAGATGTTCGAGCAGCGGCGGCAGCTGAGCAATGCGGCTCAGCTGGCAGCTCTCCAGGCCCAGCAGGCGCAGGCAGGCCTCAGTGTGCAGACTGGCAGGGCTAGGGTCACCGATATTGCCAGTCGAGCCCAGGAACGCCAGCAGAAGGGCCGTCTCGCCGCAGCCAGAGCCCAGCGGGAGGCAGCACGGACCCAGTCGGATGTGCAGTCAGCTCGAGTGGCAGACCACTTGAGCATTGCGGAGGAGCACCGCAAGCAGCAGCAGCTGGGGCTGGATGCCCAGACCGCAGCGCAGCAGGACCAGCGGGAGCGGTTTGGGATGATCCTGCCGATGCTCCAGCAGGAGGACCAGGCAGGCCAGCAGGGTGGACAGCCAGGGCCTCAGGAGGCTCCAGAAGGCCCTCAGGAGGCTCCAGAAGCGCCAGAAGGTGCCTGAGCATGGCTCCCCTGGTCAAGAGGTCACCCTGGGGCTGCTAGCGGCCTGTACAGCGGCAGGATGCAGTGCTCCCGCACGGGTGGAGGTATGCCCCTCAGAGCAATACCCCCTGGGAGGCTCTAGAAGGCCCCTAGGAGCCTCCAACAGCTCTGGGGGGTAGTCAAGTATGGTTTCGCTATCAGAAAGCAACCTGGAGGCTGCTAGAGGCCTCTAATGGGGATTAATGCAGCTATGCTGTACGGATAGGAGAGCTACATGGCCAGCAAGGCAAAGCGTGAGAAGACCCAGGTCCGCCCTGGGGCTGATGCGAAGGCCCAATACCGTATTCAGAAGGCAGCGAATGCTCCCAAGGGCCGGCATAACCAGCCTCGGGGTACAGCGGGGAAGGCCAGGGCTAAAATGACCCCATTACAGCAGCGCAACAGCGGTGGGGAGAAGGAAAGCCTCAAGGAAATGCTGTTTTAATGGGTGCATTAGCACACAGAAATGCTGTTTTAATGGGTGCATAAGCATATAGAAAGGTAACATATGCCAGTGTTCTCCTCCGTCACGGTGCAAATTCCCCCTGGGGACAATACGGGCCTGGGCATGACGGTGGCCAATATCGATGCCAGGGGCCTTCAGGCGGTCGCTCCTGCCCATCTGAAGCAAGATGGCAATCTGGTCCATGATAAGGAGCTTATCCAGGTAGCGTTTCCAACGGCTCCTGCGGCTGGTGGGCTGTATGTCTGGTCCGTGCCAGAAGGCTTCTGGCAGTTGGCGGGGGTGATATATAGCCAGGGCACGGCAAGTACCAGTGGGACCATCGATGTGCAGGTGTGCTCTGTTGGTACAGCGGCAAATGCGGGTACGACGCAGTTGACAGCGGTCATTGGGACATCCACAGCAGGGAACAATAGCCAGGATGTAACGGGAACATTAATTGCGACACCGACGACCTTTGGACCGGGGAACCGGCTGTCGATTGTGATTGGTGGGACGCCGACTGGCATGGTCGGGACGGTGAGCCTCTCGATACGGAGGGTGGCGTGATGGCTGAGGAGTACATAGAAGGTCAGCAGGAACCCGCAGTCCCCCAGCTGAGCCGGGAGGACCTTGAGCAGATGATCCGGGAAGGCGTTGGCGCAGGCTTGCAGCAAGCGGTGCAGCAGTCCCTCCGCCAGCAGCCAGTCCAGCAGCAGTCCTCCCAGCCACAGCAACCCGACAATCCCTTCAGGGAATGGATTGACCCTGTGGTACAGCCAGGGTTGCAGCAGGCCCACCTTCGCACCATGGCCATGGAGGACAAGGTGGACTTCTACTCCTCCGACCAGTGGGTACGGGATGTGGAGGACCACCTGGTGGGTGAAACGGATGAGGAGCGTCGCAAAGAGCGAGCTGAACTGCGGGCAGACATCGAGCAATACTTTGCCAACTTCATGCAGCAGGGTCGTCCGATTATCCGGAAGGACTTGCTGGACTATACCCTGGGCAAGCGCATTCGGGAGCAGTCCGGGAAGTACCAGGACGCGGTGCATAAGCGCAAGTCCGCTGTGCAGCAGGCAGAGCTAGCGAAGGCCAGGCGGCATGTGGACATGGGAGGCTCTGCGATGGACTTTGATCCCAGGAGCGTCCATGCCATGCCCATTGAGAAGGTCCAGGAGCAGTACGGCGATTTCCAATTCTAGAAGCAGTAGGAGACGACACCAATGGCGGATGTGCTCAATACCTTTGCGAGCCTGGCGCAAGATGCTCCCAATGTGCTGATTACCCGGCGGATGTTTGATCTGGCAGAGCGGAATCTCGCCTTAGGTCAGTTTGGCTATGAATACCAGCTCGATGCGTACATGTCCAAGACTATGCGGATTAACCGTTCCAGGCGCTTTAACCTCCCAGCCGCTCAGCTGGTGGACGGCGTACCCCCTGATGCAGTGGGGCTGACCCTGGATACGGTAGATATCACCGTTGAGCAATGGGGCATTGTGGCCTTGCTGACGGATGTTGCCCTGGTCACCCTGGTCCACCCGCAGCTGGAAATAGCTATGCAGCGCTGTGCGCTGGCCATTGCCGAATTGCAGGAGCGCGAGATTGCCAGGACGCTGCTGAATACGGGGACTGCGGTCATTTATGGCAACGCTGGAGCCACCAGCCGAGCCGGTATTGTGAATACGGGCACCCCCAAGACAGACCGCTTGCTGACCAGTACTATCCTGGCTGGCAGTGTGCAGCTCCGGGCTCTGGGTGCTCCTCCGTTCGATGGGGACCTGTACGGCGTTGCCATCCAGCCCCAGCAAGAGGGTGACCTCCTGGGGGCGGATACGACGTTCCAGCAGGCCTCGAACTTTGCCCGAGTCCGCAAGCTGGAGAATGCTGAGATTGGCATCTGGATGGGTGGGCAGTATGTCCGGGGCAACTTCCTGCCGATCTTCCAGGGGACTGCAGCTCCAGATGGGACCGCAGCGACCTTGACCAAGGGTCAGGTGACCGCAGCAGCAACTGGAGGCTCCTTGACCACTGGGAACTACCAGGTGGTCATCGTGGGTCGAGAGGTCACCACGGACTACGCTCGCCGTGTCAGCCAGAACAGCGCCAACCTGGTCATGGGCGCTGGAGTGACCACAGGCAGTGTTGCTGTGACGACCCCACTGGCGGTGAGTTACACCTATGATGTGTACCTGACGCAAGTCGGAGCGACGGTGCCGTACCTCCAGCTCAGTCGTGTGCCAGCCAATACCACCGTGACCCTGACGGCTCCAGCCGTTACCAGCCAGCTCATTGCGCCCACAGCTCCAGCGGCTGGAGTGGAGGTGTTCATTGCCTGGATGCTGGGGAAGGATGCCTTTGCACGGGTGAAGATGGACCAGATGTCCATGCAGAGCTACATTACTCCGCCTGGAGCCTCCTGGATGAACCCCTTAGCCCAGGGCCGGAAGGTGGGCACCAAGGTCATGGTCAAGGCAGGCATTCAGGACCAGAACTTCCTGGTGCGGCTGGAGACCGTGAGTACCTATTCAGCCTACCTGCCTACAACCTAGGAGGCAGTGCTATGCCACAGCAACCGGGGAATCCCTATCGAGCAAAGAAGTCCTCCAGGCCGAAGTCTACTACAACTCAGGGGGCAGCTCGGGCCTCAGCCATCCGCCGTGAGATATCGCTGGAAGAAGCCATTGCAGCGCTGCAAAAGCTGGGATTCCAGATCACGGCTCCGGTGGTCGATGCGGATAGGGCCCGTCAGGCTGCCACGCTGGATGCGCTGGGCTTTGAGCGTGGTGCAGAGCCAGAGGCGCCACGCTCGACACGGACGCTGCGGGGGTATCTGCATGCACGGCATACCCTGGGGACGACCGTGTATGGTCCAGGCGACTTTGAGCTGCCTCCGTGGGAGACAGCGCTGTATCAGACCCTGCTCCAGGCAGACCAGGCCTGTGTCCGTGGTCATATGGACACCAGGGAGTACCACCCTGAGGTGCGGAGCTTCATGATCGTCCCTGGTCAGGGGGGTGATCAATTTAGCAAGTACAGCAAGGTGGAAGTGGCGACCGGGGCGTTCGAGAGCACCTGGCAGACGACAGACAACATGATTGCGGTGGACCTGCGGACGGAGCATTGAACCTATGCAGTTGGTAGCGCATATCACTCGGCATATTGCGGTCGCAGATGAAGTGATCGAGGTGGAGGTGGATAACATCTGGAATGTGGAGATGCTCCAGGCCAGGGTGCTGGCAGCCTGTGCGGTCATGGATGCTCGGGCTCACACCCAGATGCAGCGGCTGTTCGAAGATACGCAGCTGACGGACCAGCTGAGCCTGGACGAACGGATGGCTGCCAGTGATACCGCAGCACTGCTCTTTCCTGTGGTGGAGGCAGCCCTCTGGCTCCTGGCATCCCATGCCAAATGGCGCTTCACCAAGACCCTTCCGGCTGGGGAGCACCTGGTCATTGGTGCGGAGGGCATTACCAGCCTGACGGAGCTGGAACTGCTGCTGCAAGGGGTCTGGCATACGATTGATAGCCGCTTGCAGGTGGGCAATGGGCGTGAAATGGCCTGTCAGGAGTACACCAGGACGCTGCCCTATGACACCAGGCTGAAGGTGGCCAAGGTGCTGGGGATTCTGTATGGCCAGACCGATAAGGCCCAGGTCATCAATGCCTTCAAGCAGGAAGCACTGGTGGCTCTGGAGTCCCTGACGGCGAATGGCAATGAGCAGTCCCATGTACCGAGTTGATTTCAACGTGCCGATGTGGCGCTACCTCTTTGGACCGCTGTACGAACGCCTGTGGGGCTTTGCGCAGAAGACCCAGCAGCCAGAAGTGACCGTGCGGACCCAGTTTGTGAAGCTCCTGCAAGCAGCTCCGGATGTGCTGCTCTTTGTGGAACTGGATGACACGCGCATTGTCGCGCATGCCATGGTGTTGCTCCTGCCACAGGTGGATGGGAGTTTTATGGCCATGTGTGAGCAGGCTGAGGTGGATCAGGATCATGCCAAGGGCAGTACCTTCATACAGGACGTGATGGACTACTGTGCTGGACCGCTGCGGCAGATGGTGCCGATCTCCAAGCTGGGGTTTGCGACCTTCCGTGATCCCCGCAGTTTTGAGCGCAAGTATGGGTTCCAGCGCTGGCGGACCTTGCTGGAGAAGGAGCTACCGGTATGAGTGGTGGGGCGTCCATTGCCGGTATGTTCTCCCAACGGGTCACCAGTGGGCAGCAGACCAACGTCCCTGATGTGGGCACCCAGGCTCTGGATCTGGCCAGGCTGTCTCAGATTGCCAATGTGTTTGGCCTCCAATTTGGTCCGAATGGGACATTGCAGGGAAGTGACAACCCTATCGGCGGCATTGCTGGGAACCTCCAGGGCCTCGGGCAGGTGAGCGACCAGACGCAGCAGCTCGCCAATCAGATCGCGCAGTATGGCAGTCAGCCAGGGCTGATGTCTGTGCAAGACATGTACAACCAGGCCGTAGCGGGGACTAATCCAGCCCAGGCTATGCAAAGCCAGAACGCTCTGGCTGGGCAGAACTGGGACTACATGAATGCCCTGGGGCTCAGTGCCTTCAACCAGATGAATAACATCGCTGCCCAGGGTCAACAGGGCATTCAGATGTATAACGCTCAGAACCAGGCAGCCCTGGAGAGCGGTATTAACCGGGCTGGAGCAGCGCTGGGCAATGCCTACAGCGGGGCAGCAGGAGCGGTGGACCAGTGGGGTGCAGCTGGCATGGGGCAGCTTGCAGGGGCCTATGGAGCTGGCCAGGGGGCAATCGCCGGGGCGTATGGGCAAGGCGCTGGAGGCGTGCAGGGAGCCTATGGCCAGGGCATTGGCAACGTCCAGGGAGCCTATGGTACAGGTGCAGCTGGGGTGCAAGGGGCCTATGGCCAGGGTGTTGGGACCGTGCAAGGAGCGATGCAACGGGGTGTAGGTGATGTCCAGGGAGCCTACAGCCAGGGCTTGAATACGCTCTTGAATGCCTATGGTCAGGGTGGTGGGGCCCTCCAGAACATCTACAATACCGGCCTGGCCAATCTCGGGACAGCTCTGGGGCAAGGCCAGCAGGCGGTCCAGGGAGCCTATGGCCAGGGCCAGGGTGCGATTGCTGGCGGCTACGGAGCAGGGCAGCAAGCTGTCCAGGCAGCATTGGCACAGGGTCAAGGCCTCATTGGGACGGATACTCAGGCGGCTATGCAGGCGATCCAGGGCAATCAAATCGCTGCACAGCGGGCCATCGAGAACCAAAACCAGGCCAACCTGGGGTATATCAACGATGTCATTGGCGGACAGCTGGTTGGGGCTGGTGCAGACTATCTCAACCGCATTATTGCCCCCCAGATCGGTACGCAGAATGCGCTGCTGGGCCTGGGTCGCAGTGGCGCAACGCAGGAGGCTCTGGCGCAAGGTGCTGCTGGCACAGCGCTGCAAGTGGGGCAGGTGATGGCCGGGCTGCAGGGCGGACAGCTCACTGCCACGCAGGCCCAGCAAGCAGCCAACCTTGCCCAGGGCGCAGGCCTCCAGGGCCAGACCCTCCAGCAGCAAGCAGCCCTGCGGGCAAGCTTGAGTCAGGCAGGCCTGGGAGCGCAGCTGGGACTCAGCCAGGCGGATATTAACGCCATTGCTGGGATGGGCCAGGGGCAGCAAGCGGCTATGGCCCAGCTGGGTGCAGCCAATCTCGGGCAGGTGGGAGCGCTGGGGACAGCCCAGACTGGTGCTCAAGCGCAGATCAATGCAGCCCAGCAAGCGGCGCAAGCGCAGCTAGCAGCAACCCGCATGGGCACCCTCGGCCAGCTCTCTGGCAATGAGATGGGCACCCTGGGGCAACTCGCTGCTGCCAATGTGGGAGGCATGGCGAACCTGGGGTCGTCTCAGATCGGGGCCATGGGTACTCTGGGGTCCTCTCAGGTGGGTGCTATGGGCTCGCTGGGTGCTTCGCAGATCGGGGCGCAGGGCAGCTTAGCTGGAGCGCAGATGGGCGCCATGGGCAATGTGATCGGCGCTGGCATTGGAGCCCAGGGCCAGCTCGGTGCAGCCAACATCGGGGCGACGGCGTCCATGGGCAACAACTGGTTGAATGCGATGAATGCCGCCAATATGCAGGCAGCAGGGCTCTCCGCAGGCATGACCAGCCAGTTGCTGGGGGATACGACAGCCACCAATCAGACGCTGATGTCCCAGCAGGGCAACCTCATGGGCCTCAACTACCAGGGCCAGCAAGCCTTGCAGCAGCAGCAGCTGCAGAACCTGTATGGCATCAATACCGCTCTCCCGCAATGGCAGAACCAGAATGCTCAGACCCAAATGGCCCTCATGCAGGCTGGCATGGGAGCGTCGGACTATGCCAGGCAGCAGCAGCAGCAGTCTCAGAGCAACCTGCTAAGCCAGTACATTGCTCTGCTCAATGGCACGCCCTATGTGCCAGGGGGCTGGCAGTATACCAGCGGACAGCAGAATACGTCCGGGGTGTCTGGCGGGGTGAGCTATGGGTCTAGCCCTGGGGCTGGAGCCATGGGTGGTAGCATGGGGGTGATGTAAATGGGCTACTATCGTCCAGGTCTGGGCAGCTTTAGTGATTACGTCATGGATCCGGGGGTGCAGGACCAGATCCTCCAGCAGCAGGGGAGGCCGCAGCAGGCTGTACCACAGGGGCTGGGCTCCTTGCAGGGCACTTCCCCAGACCTGGGTGCTCAGGAGGGCCTGGCCCGGA